GATAATATGGAATCAATAAGAATAGACGGTATTTCTTACCAAGCCTCACCAGAGGTGGTTAATAGAATTAAATCAACAGAAGAAGAGTTAAAATCTCTCAATCAAAAGCTTGATGAGCTTGAAGGCGAACTCAAAAAAACATCATCAGAGCTAGAAAAAACCAAGGCTCACAGAGATGACTTCGAATGTAAGCTCATAAAGGCTGAAAAATTAGACCATACCGACGAGATACACAAGCAAGCAAAAGTTTTAGCAAAAGTTTTGTCTGTTGCAAAGGACGTTATCCCAGAGCAAGAAAAACTGGACGAAATGAACTCATGCGAAATCATGAGCGCAGTTGTTGCCAAGAAGTTTCCGGAGCTTAATATTGCTGACAAATCCCCTGAATATATTCACGCTCGATTTGATGCAATATCAGAAGACGTAAAAACTTCAGAAGGTAGCATGGTTGCAGAGCAACGAAAAGCGGTTATTTCAAGAGAAGACAGCATCGAGAAATTATCCCCTCGCGATAAGTGGATCCAATCAATAAACAAAAAATCATAAAGGAAGCAAAATATGTCACAGACAAACTATTCTAATCGAATGACCCAAGCATTATCTGGCTTGATTGCCGATGGATTTGAGCCAAACATAAAAACCTTTGCTGCTGGAGAAGATATACTTTTTGGTTATGGCGTTGTTGAGGGAGCCAATAAGGGACAGGTTTTGTTACCTTCTCCAGGACGCACTCTAGTTTTTGACGCAGTGCTTGTTACTGGTAACTTGGTAGATATGCTGGTAAATGGTTCACCTATTACTCAAGTGCCATTTAATACAGATAATTTAACAACTCTTGGTGACGTTGCAGCCGCGATACAGGCTAGACCTGAAGTTTTATCTGCAACAGTTCAGGGAACAGACACTATTTTAGTAAAAAATCAGCCGGCAATTGACGTATTTATTACTGGCGCAACTGTTACAGGTGGCGCTAGTCAAGCAAATATTTCCGTTACCGGCACAAATTTCTACGCTTTTAGAGGCGTTGCTGCACTAGATCAAGGCGTGCAACAAGATGAAAATGGTGACGCTTTATATAAAGAAAAGGACGCAGTCAACGTTTTGACGCAGGGAACCGTATGGGTCCCTGTTGAGGGTAGTTTAGTAGCTGATGATCCGGTAGCATTTTTATCTGTAGTTGGGGATTTAAGTGGGCGTTTTGAAAAAGCAACAGACTCAACACACCCAAGCACGGTGGTTAATGGTGCTGTATTTAGAAGTGCACCTATTCTTGTCGACGGTCAAAATATAGCGCAAGTCGAATTCAACTTGCCTGTTATAGTTTAATAAGGAAAAAAATAATGAAGAATGTACATTTAGACGAAGCTGCTACGATATTTTTTAACAGAGAACTAGAAGTTATCGAGGCAACAATATATGAGATAGATTTCCCGATGCTTCAATTTAGTAACGGGAATATATTTCCAATTGATACTAGTGATAATCCGGGAGCAAAAGTAACCACTTATCAACAAATAGAAAAAATTGGTAAGCACAAAATCATCTCTAATAATGCAAAAGATTTGCCTAGAAGTACCGTGCGTGGTCAGGAATTCAGCCAAAGTGTTGTTTCTGTTGCTGGCAGCTATGGATTCACTTTTAATGATATTCGGGCCGCACAATTCGCAAATAAACCTCTTGATGCGATGTTAGCTGCTGCTGATAGGGAAGCTGACATGCAGGCGCTTAATTCGTTGGGCGCATTTGGTGATAATCAATACGGCGTATTAGGTTTGTTTAATCACCCTGATATCCCCAAGGGCTCTGTGCCTAATGATGGACCTGGCACTGAGTGGGTTAATAAAACCAGTACGCAAATTTTGCGAGATATGACAGACTGCACAAGTGAAATTGTGCAAAATACGTTGCAGGTTATTGCTCCTGACACAATGTTGTTGCCTATAGCTCAATATGACCTCATTGCTAATAAAGATTCAGGATTTGGAAATGGACAGACAATACTAAATTTCTTCTTAGCTAATAATCAATATGTCAAAAATATTTTACCTGTAAATGAGCTTAAGGGGGCTGGCACAGGCGGCGTTGACGTTATGGTGGTATATTCTAGAAACTCATTCAATGCCAAGTTCAAGATGCCCATGCCGTACACAACCTATCCTGCACAGGCTCAGGGATTGGAAATGCTAATACCTACCGAGTCAAGATGGGGCGGCTTAACAGTGTATAAACCACTTAGCATAAACATCTGTGAAGGTATCTAATGATCAAGGTAATTTATAAAGAATCTAACCCATATTGTTGCCAAGGCGTCAGATTGACGCCTGGTAATAACGTAATACAGGGAAAAAATGTTAAAGATTTTATGAACCACCCTGGTGTGATTAGTAGAATAAACCTTAATATTATCGAGGTGTTAAGTAGCAATTCTGAGGTTAATGAATACCTTGAGAATTGCACGCATGAAGTTAAAGTTGTTTCTGAAGGTAATATAGTTAACCCTCAAGTAGAAGATGAAGTTAAGGATGATGGGTTTGATTTGGTTCAATTAGTAATAGATAAACACCCAGTAAAACAAACAGTTGAGATGGTTAAGCAATCTTCTTCTATAAAAGTTCTAGAGAAAGTTGTTGAGTTAACAGATAGTGTACGAATAAAAAAAGCGGCAGAAGAGCGGGTGGAAGAGCTCCTTAAAACGTAGGATTAGTATACAGTTAAAGGAGTTTGCAGTGCAGCAAGCGACGGTTGAATTATTCAGGCAGGTAACCGGTAATGATTTCGTTGATAAAACCGACGAGGAGATCCAAGGTTTTCTCGATATAGCAGAGACCGTAACTAGCACAAAAGTTTGTTTAGATGTTCGGCACCTTTTGGTGGTCTACGATGCGGCACATAGAATGACCCTTGCTTTTAGAGGGGGTGGCGTTGGTGGACCCATAACCTCGCAAAGCGAAGGCCAGCTATCTATAGGTTTTGGAATGGTGACCGGAGCGGATCCTTTGTTGTCGACCACTTCTTACGGTCAGCTTCTAGAGGACCTCAGAAGAGGTTGCATATTAGGGCCTAGGGTCTGCCCTTAAAATGGCAGCTGATTTCCAGGATATCGACAAGGGTTATTCGGGGGTTCTTGATAGGATTTTTGAGGCAAACAACTCTTTCGTTGAAATAGGCTGGTTTGAAAATGAGGAGTCAAAAAACAAACGAAACGACCCAGAAGGAAAGCCTGTTATTCCAAAAAACGTGGACATCGCGATCTGGAATGAGTTTGGAACAACGAGGAATGGAGAGCAGCATATCCCTGAAAGATCATTTGTGAGGTCATCTCATGATGAGAATTTAAAAAGAACTTCAAAACTCATTGAGAGAGAATACGGTAGAATAGTAGATGGGCAGTCAACTGCAAAACGCTCGTTAGGTTTAATAGGACTATTTGTTGAATCGTATACTAAACGAAAAATAGTTACGCTGAGAGACCCACCAAATGCGCCGCAAACTATCAGGAAAAAGAAAAGTGATAATCCCCTTGTTGACACAAAACAGATGGGAAATTCGATAGTCAGTAAGGTTACGATTAAGAGGGAGTAGTAGGGAGTAGTCATGAACATATTCAGGCGGCCGTTCACTCTGCGAAATAAGCAGCCCCCTAAAAGGGTGGGTCCAAGATTTCAAGAAACAGGAGTCGTAACTGAATCGACTATATTTGCGAGTCTACAACCAAACGACGGCAAAGAAATGCATTCCCTTCCTGAAGGGAGAAGATTTAGCGAGTTTTATAATTTATACACCGATTCTCCATTAAATACGGTAGTAGTGGGTGGTTCTAATCCTGACGTCGTGTTAGTTGATGGGGTAGAGTTTGAAATAGTTAAAGTTGAAAATTGGGCTAATAATATTATTAACCACTACAAAGCGCTGATTGCTAGGCCAATAGAATCCTCAGGAAGTCCATTTGTTCCCGTTGATCCGCCTACTGATTTTAGAATAACAGCAGCAGGAAACGCACGGATAACCTCGCTCGGTAACGATAGGATTGTAGCTAGTGCCTAGTATAAGAGAAATACAGGACACCATATACGATTGGGTGTCTATTGAAACAATATCAAATCCGATTACCGGATCTGTTGAGGTTTTTTCATCGTCTCCTTTTGTCTTAGGAACTGGCACAGCGTTTACTCAAGAACTGATTGAAAATACCTTTGTATCTATAGGCGGAATTACCGTAAGAATTCAATCAATTACAGACGATAATAATTTAATATTATCAGAAGACTGGCCCAGCTCCTCTCAATCTGGACTGCAAGTTCTAAAAGGGGTTGAGGCAATAGTTCAAGATCAGAATTTCCCACGGCCAAACAATCAATATATAACTATTTTAATTAGCCCCCTTAGCAGAATAGGGCGCGCCGCAACACTACGGCCAGACGGTGCAGGGGTTGCTACAATAGTAGGTAATCGAGAATTTACTGTATACCTTCAATGCTACGGCCAGGATTCAATACAGATTTTATCTGATTTGAGAGACTCTCTCGAGAAGCGATCCGTAATATCATTTTTTTGCGAAAACGAAATTGCAAACGCAGAGGTGCTTTTACTTACAGACTTATCACAACTTCTCGATTATCAATATGAGCCACGAGGAGCATTGGATTTGCTATTTAGAACAGCTTCAGTTGTTACAGAGAACGTGGAATTAATACAGGAAATAGAAGGCGAGGGTCAATACATAGGAAGCTCTGACGACCCAATTATTAGAAAAATTGAAGCACCATAAAAAGAGGACAATATGGCTAATAATCCAAACGATTTTAACTCAAGAATTTCAAAAGAAACAGCCACTATAGTATCAGGCCAGACAGAATCAAACATAATATACACCTATGGAACTACTATATCAGGCGTAATTTTTCCGGCTGCTTTCGACGGGGCAGACATTAAATTTTTTTCTAGCATAGATAAAGGTTCAACGTTTCAACAAATGTATAAAATCGATGGTAGTGAGGAATTTGTACCAGTTGTATTAAATGGTAACGTTGATGTTGATTATCAAGCGTTTGCTAGAGTTGAAATAGTGAAAATAGTTGCTGCAACTATTCAAGGAGCAGACAGAGAATTAGGCATATCACTGAGAGCATACGCCTGATGAGCCTTCTTTTATTAACAGGTAGAAGAGACTCTGGGGATCAACCAATACCCCCGGGAACCAATCTTAGGATCACTGCGGATGGAAACGACAGGATAACTTCAGACGGGGATTTAAGAATTGTCCCACAAGTTTTTTACGAAGAAAGTAATACTATAAACATCATCTCAAATATAAGAAAGATGATGGGTTTAGACGATAAATAACAAAGGAGATCATATTATGAGCCTAGTCCCTCAGAAAATTAATGATTTGGATCCACAAGCCGAGCTTTTAGATACACATCAACTAGAAACCGATATAGGCGGCGTAACACCTGGAAAAATTACCGGATTACAGTTGAAACAAGCGCTCAAATCTGTATCTCCATCTGATACTCTACGAGTAGAACCTGGTGTTGGTAGCGACGTCACAGGAGATGGAACAGCACAAAATCCATATGAGACTTATGATTTTGCGATGAGCACCCTTTCTCCGGGAGGTTTAAAGTTGATTTTAACTGAAGGGAGCGGAGTAGTAGATCAAAACATAAATATTACAAGAGATTTTACTTTTCTAATTGCTACGGGGATAGTTCTATCCCCTTCATCTGGTCACGGAGTAACAATAAATGCGCCTGGTGCCAACACTATAGGATATAGAATTGGTGGCATAGGTTCTTTTGCTGGAAACTCTATAAATATAGTGTCTGCAAATGCTACGGCGGGAGATGTGCCCGCTATATCAGGAGATATAGTGGCTAATGAAGGTATACATCTAATATCATCACTTCAATTTAACGGCGGCGTATCAGGTCCGGGATTAATATATATTAATGATGTTGGTGGTGGGTCTTCAGCTTCTCCGGATATCGATACACTATTTGGAAGATCAAAGGACAAATGGTACGGCAGCATGATTTTTAACGGCCGCACTAGAATACGTAGGAAAAACGGAATAATAATAACGGGTAACGTTAATATAACCGAGCTTCATGCTGGGTCAAAAATATACACTGATAGCGTAAACCCAATTGGAATAACACTACCTCAAGAGTCGACGTTAGTTTTACCCGACTTTTGGGAGTCAGATTTCGTAAGATCCAACACAGGCGCGGTTACATTTGTAACAGAAGGAAGCGACATATTAATAGGATCTGCTTCAATAGCTAGCGTCGGTGGTAAAGCAACTGCAAGTGTTCTTAAAACGGTTGGTGGCGTTAGAACCTGGGTAATAGAACAATAAAGTAAATAACTGGAGAAATATAAAATGGCATTTACTGGAATTATAGACGTACAAATCACGAGAGAAACAGCAGGCGTAACCCAGCAGGGATTTAGCAATGTTATTTTTGTTGGTATACACAAGGTTTTTACTGGTAGGCAGCGACTTTATTCAAGCACACAAGCGTTAATAGACGACGGATTTACCTCTGATTCACCTCAGGTAAAAGCTGCTACTGCAATATTTTCTCAAAACCCACGGCCTCAAACCATGAGAGTAGGTAGACGTCAAGCAGATTCAATAATTTTATTAGTTGATACTATAGCAGATAACACTGATTACACAGTGACTATAAATGGAACAGATTTTACAATTGACTCTGGAGTTGGTGCTACCAATCTAACGATCGCAGCAGCATTAGTTGCAGAAATAGACGGCGGCGCAGAGCCAGTTGATGCAACTGATAATGTGGACGGAACATTTTATATTACAGGGACTCCTTCAACGCTTGCGTTTACAGTAACCTTCAGCAGTAATCTGGTTATAGCCGGATATTTATCGCCAGAAAGCTACACCGACGCACTTAATGCTATAAATGCAGACGGTGATGACTGGTATGGATTAGCTATTGAAAGCATAGTTCAATCTGATGTTGAAGAGGTTGCATCGTGGACTGAACCACAAATAAAATTATTTGTGTCTGCTTCTGATGACACTGATATTCTTGATCCTGGTGTAACCACCGATGTTGCAAGCGTGGTTCAAGGATTGTCGTACGATAGAACTTCCATACTTTATCATTCTTTAGCTTCAACTCAAGATGCGGATGTTGCGTGGATGGGAAGACAACTGGCGCAACCAATTGGATCATCAAACTGGGCGTTTAAAACGCTATCGGGTGTATCCCCTGACGATTTATCAACAAGCCAAAAAAACGGCGCATTTGGTAAAAATGCAAACGTATATACAACTGTGGGTGGCGTTAATATCACTCAAGAGGGAACGGTTGCAGTAGGTGAGCTACTGAGTGTAATAGTTGGCGTTGATTTTATTAAGGTTCGGATGGATGAGGCGTTAGCCAACCTATTATTTAATAGCGAAAATGTCCCATTAACAGATCCTGGCATAACCCTGGTTGAAAATATTATTAACCAACAACTACAAATAGCAATTGGACAGGGTATTCTTGCTGCAGATCCACAGCCGGATATATTCGTACCTAAAGCAGCCGATATACCTCTAGCAGATAGATTGCTTCACAAGCTGACTGGCGTTACATTCCAGGCAACACTAGCTAACTCTATACTATTTATTGAGGTTCGCGGCACTGTATCAGTTTAAGGAGATAAAAAATGAGCAAAACTAGAACCTATAACCCTTCTGAAGTTACCTTGATTTTTGGTGTTAACATCATAGATGGTTTTACCTCAGGCACCTTCATAAATATAGGATTAAATAACCCAGCAGTAACGCTTGTTCCTGGAATTAACTCGCCAAGCAGAACGCTTAGCGCAGATTCAACAGGCACTTGCGTTGTAACGTTAGACCAAACAAGCCCCTCAAATGATGTTTTAACGGCGGCTTATCTTGCAGACAGGGCAGGAGGTATTGGCATATTTCCTCTTACTGTAAAAGACGGGAGCGGCAGAACAATAAACTTTGCAGAGCATGCGTGGGTACAGATTGTGCCAGCGCAAACTTACGCAAATGAAATTTCAACTAGAGAGTGGACGCTAGGCATAGGAGACCTAGATCTATTCGTGGGTGGTAACGACTAATGACAAGCAAACCTAATGAGCCAAAAAATATAACCCTTAATGGGACGGAATTTGTAGTTTATAGGTTTACGGGGAGAAATACCCTTAGAATGCTAGAGAAAATAACAAAAACTATAATACCAATAGGTGCTTCATTATATGAGGCAGTAGATGACAATACTAAAATAGGGAGTATCGATCAAGCCTTGAAGGCGGCTTACTGTAATCTTGGCATAGACGAGGCTTACCCATTTATAAAAGAAATAATATCTGAAACTAATATAAACGATAAAGGCAAAAAGAAGAAGATCGACGACATGGTGTTTGATGAGGAATTCTCCGGAAATCTCAAGTCACTATTTTCGCTTATAAAGTTTATTATCGTTGAGGTAAATTATAAAGATTTTTTTCCCGAAGGCGGTATTGGGAAGGCAATACAGGATTACACCAAGAAAATGCAAGCCTAGAGCTGCCAGGAAAATTAGATCCGGAGCTTGAGAGTGAATGGCCCGTATGGAGATTAGTAACACAAAAAGTTGCAACCCTGGAAGAAGTTGATACATTTTGGTGTTATGAAGATATTCTAAAGGGGAACGCAATGCTCGACATGATATCTGAAGTAAAGCACAAATCACATAAAGACTCGAAAAAAGAGATCAAAAATGGCCGTAGTTAGGGAATTAATAACCAGATTTGCATTTAATGCAGACATAAACAAGGTAAAACAGTTTGATAAAAGCCTTGCTTCAGTTGCAAAACAGGCAAAAATAGTAGCTGCTGGAATTACAGCCGCAGCAGCTGCCACATTTGGTTTAGTAAATTCAGCGGCTAAAGCTGGTAACGAAATAGCAAAAACTTCCAGGCGTATAGGGTTTGGTGCAAGAGAGCTTCAGCAATATAGGTTCGCTCTTGGCCAACTTGGCGTTACACAAAGTACAGTTGATACCGGACTTGGTATTTTTGTTAGAACACTCGGCCAAGTTGCAAAAAGGGGAACTGGACCGGCTGCCGATTCACTAAATAATCTTGGAATTTCATTGCTTGATCTTAATGGAAAACTTAGATCTAGTGAGGAATTATTTAGGGACGTATTGAGGGGCATAGGTTCTCTTAATTCCGAGGCTGAGAAATCGGCATTTGCTTCTAGTTTATTTGGTCGTGGTGGCCAAGCATTCGCATTAGCAGGTGATATACAAGAAATCGATAGGTTGGTAAACAGATTTGATGATCTTAACGTATCAATTAGCGACCTTGAGGCCCTGGTTTCTGAAAGATTCGTGGACTCAATGGCA